CCACTTTAATCCTTCTTCTGATTCATAAGGACTAAGAATAGCTGTAGGTCTTTGGTACTTAGACATTAGCTAATTTGCTATTAATCCGGCAATAGAACGATCAACTGAAATATTATCTAATTTAATAATAAGAAGTTTTTTATCTAGTAGCTTCTCTTCTTCAATCTTATTTTCTATTGCTTCTAAGCTATCATCTCTAAGTCTTGTCTGCCTATTTTTCACGTTAATGCAGGTCCTAATAGCTTGTTCAACCCTAGATTCAAACAAACCTTTACATCCACGTTTAGTAGATGGTATTTCCTCATATGCTTTCCATTCAAGCATAGATTCAAATAAAGTTATTTTCTCTTCTAATGTTCCCACTCTCGTAATTGCATTAACGTAAGGAGCCACATAAAATGCGATTCCTATTGGAGTAACTGCACTTCCTATTGAGTATTCATTCTTCTCTACCATACCAGCCAGAAATGGATTACGAATCTATGCGATTCCTTTTGAAATAATCTGGCGGGTTTCCATGTCTCGTAGCGACATCATATCAGCGGTGATGCCTAACATAGTTAAATCAAGCTGTAAATCAGCTTTATTTTCTTCTCGGAGCGTATCCAAATATTGACAGAATTTGTAAACAATTCCAGCGCCCGAAAGAGATTTAGTAGGATAATCACAAAGTTGATTATTAACTACGCAAGCGTATTCTGAAATACTGTCTGCGTGGTGGTGATCCAGTATAAGTACATCAATACCTTGCTCAAAAAGTTCCTTATGAATTTCAACTTCATTACTACTAGAGTCGGCGGCAATCACTAGGCCAGTTCCTTCTTTAATCTAAGAAACATCAATACCATGTTGCTTGCCGGGATGAAATACATAATAAAACTTAGATTCAACTATACTTGGCATCCACTCATGTAAATAATTTAGCAAGATAGCAGATGAAGTGAAACCATCACAATCAGCGTCAACAATCACATAAATCAGTTTATCATCAGCTAAATGCTTTACTAACATTTTAGCAGCTTCATCAATTCTATCAAGCAGAAGAGAAGAATAAATATCTTCATCTGTGGTGTTTAGATAATGAGAAACTTCATCATATTCAATTCCTCGATTTGTTAATACCTAAACGATTGGTGTATATTCTTTATTTATTGGATTTATTAGCTAATACTTCAATCTTGTCTCTCCTTCCAAAACACCACAATTTATTTTAAAAAACTCTTAAATAAATTAATCATTTTTGTTTGTGGGTATAAATCTATTATTTAGTAATTCTTCAAAAATACTTTTACCTTGGTCGATAGGGGAATCTTTGTAGTCTGTAAGCATACCTTTATCAAAGATACAAGTAATTTTGACTCGATTCTTATACTTGTTATGAAATCCTATTAGCTTATGCTTTAGACGTTTAAATTCTTCGTCGCCAATCTCTTGAAACTGCCGGTCAAAAGCAATAATGATTTCTCTAACCCCAAGTTGTAATAGCATCTCGACTTGATATGCCGATAAGCTACTGCCGCAACAAGCAACAGAAATATCAGAGTCCCCATACAAGCATCTTGATTTCATACAGCTTTTTTCGCTTTCATACACGATTGCGGCCTTGGCGGTCTGAATCGCCTTAAAGCTAAAGTTAAGGTTGTATAGATTCATAGATAATGCGTGACTATAAGTCTTACCATCTATAGTAAGAGGTCTATATTTGCCATATCGGTTAGCATCATCTTCCGCCAAGCTGCGGCCGCGTATCCCGACTAATCTACCAGAAATATCAAAATGTGGAATTGTAATTTGCTCATGCGTGGGATAGTAGCCTATCATATATTTTTTACAGATTTCTTTACTTATTCCTTCTGCTTCCCAATTTAAGATTCTAGGATAATTAAATCTATTAAGAATAGACTTATCATATTCCTTAAGCTGTACTAATTGAGTTTTCTCGGTAGAATAGTCATATCTATCAAAGATTTTCCAGTCTTTTAACTCGTTATTATACTCCTTCGGTCTAGGAGCCTCCGCAAGTCCAAAGAAATCAGCTATATAACACATTGCATCATATAGTTCATAGTCTAAATTTCTTTGAATCTTAGCAGTTTTAATAACAAGTTGAAACACATCAAAACTAGGTTCTTCACAACCTGAATAACAATTAAAAAGTTTACTATTTTCATAATAATACAACTTGCGGGAACCTTCTCCAGGTCGATTATGACATATAGTCTGAGAAATTAATCCAGTTTCTACATATTCGGGTTCTCCACCAAGCTGTACCAATAAATCGTATATTTGTTCGATTTCTAGTTGGCTTTTTATTGTATCCTTATTATAATATCCAGCCATAGTTTAGCCGACAATCAGATTGGTAATTTCTCCCTTAATTCCAGCAGTTTTATTCAGATAATCAATGACATAATCCTTAGGATTCTTGCGCTTTTCAGTTTCACTCTTGCGAGTTTTCAGGATACCTTCATAAGTTTCCTTAGACATCTTATATTCAACACCCATAATATATTCTCCTTTACATCATCATATCATTTTGGTCAAAGAATTGTTCTAAAATAGTCTAATATGCTTCTGCTCTTCCTTTCCAATAAGCAACATTATTAGCACTTCTATTGTCTATAGCCATTATAATATAATATAAAGATAGAAGCAAAGCGTCTGATTTACCGCCTTCTGCTTCATACTCGCTCAATAAATCAGTGAATTCTTGAACTGTAAATTTATTTTCTAGGCAGAGATGCGAGTTAAGCATCTAAACAAATTTATCTAAATCCATATTATTCCTCCCAAGGTGGCGCATCATCATCCACCATAATTTTAATATCTTCAATACTAACCATTTCGTGATTATAAGTAGTTGCAAACATCGGTTTTACTCTACAAGTTCCTAAATCGGCATAACACCAGAGATAAACTCCTTTATATCTACCTCTTCTGTTTTTATAAACTGACATTTTAATATTTGGAGTTTTAAATCTGCCAGAAGCAAGAACTGGTTCTAATTTAACGAGATCTTCGTCTTTTACGTTCAATAGAATCATACCGACATCAATCTTGTCCGCTATCGATTTTGCACCTCGAAGTAAATTTTGGTCAGGAGTCTCGCTATCTGTATAGCTACCATTAAGCTGAGTGCCCGATAAAATAAAAACACCATAAGTATTAGCAATATCTTTTAAACGAGCTGAAAGCATAAAAAGAACATTGTCCTCACGCAACCTAACACCGCCACTCTTCCTCGTAATCTCGCTTAAGATTTTTAAGCTAGTATGAATGTAATCGTGACATTTTTCCTCTTATTTTTCAATAAGAACTGACTATATTTTACTTCCGTTTTGGAAGGAAACCTTTTCGGTTTTCAGAGACTTCGTTTCCTAAAATCTCGCTGTGTACCAATAACAGCCCTACTTCCCCGCCCAGAAGGCCTCGGGAATAGTCGATACAGGTTCTTTAGACATTTTTCCATGTCCTATTAGAGATAATATCCGCTATTGTGCTTTTAGATACTCCATATTTATCAGCTAACTTCTGATAAGAAATTTTCTCAGTTTGATAAATATTTCTTATTTCATTAGCTAACTCTAAAGTCATTTTAGTGTGACGCCCATTTTCTAGTACTTCTGGCATAATATTTTTGTATCGTCTGCCAGACCAAATATTTAAAAAAGAATTATAATGTAATCTATCTTTATATTTTTCATTATAAATCTTCTTCGGGCTTTCTTTTCTCTAATACGCCAATCTTAATTCAATAATTTCTTCTTTAGTTAATTTAGCTTGCGACCATGTAGCTTTTTCTTTTTGTTCTTCTGTCTTAGGAATTGAACAATTTTTGCCGCCATCTGCAATATTATATCCGTTTGGTACTTGGCTATTTTCCTTTTGTATATAATATACTTCTAACTAATTAAGGATATTTATATCATCAATTCCACTAATTAAAATTTCATATTTAAAATTTTCAATGCCGTATTTCCGAATGGCTCTATGTAAAGGATATTCATATCCAGAGCTTTTTTCATGTTTTGAATCATAAATATGATTATTATATCTAGTGTTATCTTCTCGAATTGATTGTCCGATATACTTTTTATTATTAATAAGATTGGTAAAACAATAAATAATTCCCATTATTGTAACTCTCCTTTTTTTATTTATACTATATATGAAAATAGTCACAACAACTTTGATTATTTCTGTCCAAAGTTTCCCACGGGATTACCATGCTATTACTAGTTTAGGCTTCCCCGTTAGCTTGTTTATTAAACAAACCCCAGTGGTAGCTGGAAAAGTTTTTCATTGGCTCACTTTATTGAACCACGTATTTTACGTCGTGATCTCTAATGCCTTTTTTAATTTTGT